CAGTCTTCAACTTCTCCATGATGTTTTTTACAGTCATATAGATACTCTCTTTTTATTTGTGCGTATGTAGCAGGTATGTTTGCATTTAGATAGGCCATAGTTTAATCTCATTTTATATTACCCCAATTGGTTCCTACTTCATAGTCTACTTTGTTAGGTACTTCAAGTGATACAGTAGATTCCATTATCTCTTTTATTTTTTTAGCATGTGCTTCATCACGTACAGATATATCTAATTCATCATGTACCTGTATGTGCGGCAGAATACCTTCATTATGTAAATCTATCATAGCTTTTTTTGTCATATCTGCTGCTGACCCTTGTATTAATTTGTTTAAAGCTTTGTAAGTGTATGCTCTCCTGATCCCTGGTCCGTGTTCCCTGAGTGCATCATCATGAGGCAAGGCTTTATTGATACCAAATTGATTAGGCTCCCACAAAGGAAACCTGCAAGAACGACCAAGAAGAGTTCTAATCTTACCAGAGTCTTGTGCCCTACTCATTACAGCATCCATAAGTTGTTTAACAAATGGTACACGTTGATGGTATTGTTTAAATAGTTCATCTGATTTTAATTTGTTTATACCTAGTTCAGCTTGTAATTTTGTTTTACCCATACCATAAAATAAACCAAGATTAATTGTCTTAGCTTGTGTTCTAGGTATACCCGCCATATCAGCTACGATTGTATGAAAGTCTGCATCACCTTCGTTGTATGCATCTAATACATCGTTAACACCATATAAATTTTGTAACGCTGCATAGTGTACAACTAAACGTGGCTCTTGTTGTGAGTAATCAAAACAACCCCATTTGTGTTTTTCTTCAGGAATAAACAATGATCTGATCCGTGGTCCAAGATCTTTGTTCCTTGCAGGAATCTGTTGTAAGTTTGGATTATTGTATGAGAATCTACCAGTGATAGTCCCACCGCCATCACCACGCAATTGGTTAATCTCTGCATGGATACGGCCCTTGTGAGCATACTTTATGATGGTATCTATAAACGTTGTGTGTGCTTTGTTTATCTCTCTAGCTTTAGCTATTAATTTTACTGTTGGATGTGGATGATTAGATAAAAATCCTTTTGTAAATGATGGTGCTTTTGATTTTTCTGTCCTGTCATATTCTAAATTTAACTTATCAAACATTTTTGCAATGGATCTAGCGGCCCATATTTGTACATCAACACCAGTGGTTGTTAACACTTCATGTAGTAATTTTTTTTCTTGTTCTAGTAATGTTTTCTTTTCATTCGCTGCTTGTTCTTGATTTACACGTACACCGAGAAACCTCATATCTACTAACACAGGAAATAAATTTGTTTCTAATTCAAAGATAGCTTTTAAATCTTGCAGTTCTATTTCTTTTTTCATTTCTTGCCATAACTCTAAAGTTATCTCTGCATCTTTTTCTGCATATTTACCAACATACATTGCAGGTAGTTTAAACATTTCTCCTTTTGCGTCTACACCCCATTCTTTTGCTGCTGCATACAATGCTGCTTCGTCCTTACCTTTACCAATGTATCTTCTTGCACAATTATTTAAATCATATCGCATTTGATTTTCATCTACGATAGCCGCACAAATCATTGTATCTACCATCTGTCCTTTAATAGTAAGTCCCATAGATCTAATCCAACACACGTCATACATTGAGTTGTGAAATATTTTTGTAGCTTCTGTGTGAAGCACACCTTGAAACCATTTAAGAACCATCTTCTTATCCATATTACCACCACCTTCGTGTGCAATTGGATAGTAACCAGACCAGTTGTGTACTGCTACAGCTATACCAACTACTTCTCCAACACCTATTATAGCGCCGGATCCCATTGACTTACCTATGTTTGGATCTTTAGTTTCTAAATCTATTGCTATCTCATTGTGATCAGATAAATCTGGAAAATTATCTGGTGGTAGCCATTCTGTTTGTGCTTTAAATAATGGTATTTGCATTAAGAATAATCCCTCTCTTTTATCATTTCTAAATAATGTATTGCCTTATCTATGTCTTGCTCTTTCCCTTTCGCTGCATGTCTGCATATATATTTTATAGCTGATCCTTCTGCAAAAGGCAACCTGTTCTCGTTAATAAACCTGCTTGGTTGAATCTTCATGTCTTTGTAATGAGACCCTCCTACTTGTTTTTTGTATGCACTCATAATGTTAGTCCTTTCTGATTACTACTACTTTTAATTAAAAATAAACTTTTTTTAGCCCGCGAACATGCTACAAATTTTAACCGTATTTTTGTAAAAAATGATTCTGGTCTTGTTAATTTTTGGTCTAAAATAACGTTGTCATATTCCAAACCTTTAATTTTATGAATATTTGCAACAAATATCCTTGGACTATCTAAATCTCTATCATTGTCTACAATTTTTTTTATATAGTTCTGCATTTTAAAACTAACGGGTTTATTTATGTCTTGAAAATTAGTAGTTTTTTTTACGTCAGAAATTAAATAATTATTTTTAATAAAATAATCGATTGTATAGGATCCTGGATTTATTAAATCCATGTTATCTTCACTATACTTAAAACCAAGATACTTAAAATCTATTTCCTTAAACATTTTTTTAATTGAAGACAAAGTTAATTTTTCTCCAACAACAAAATTATTAAACTCCCTGTGATTTTTAATTTGGGCTTTAGGGTATTTGAAAGGATATGTTTCTCCTAAAAAATCCATAGGCATACCTTGGTCTTTTAAAAATTCTAAAACGTTATCTGCTTTACCTGCCCTATGAGTAAATATAAATGTTTCTTTTGTAGACTTTAATTTTTGCACAAGTGTTTCTAAATAAGGTGAGTTTTTTAAATTATTTAAACCATATATTTCTCCTTCAGCAACAATTCCGTTTCTCTTTCCTTCTTCATCTAATTCCTCTCTAGGAAGCCAGACCCTTTGATATTGAAATTTTTCCCAAATAGGCTGTATGATTTTTTTGCAATACTCATTAATTACTCGTGGACATCTATAACCTTCTTTTAACTCTACCTCAGGTTTTGCAAATTCTAAATGAAAAGATTTTGGATCTGCTCCTGAAAACTCAAATATAGCTTGGTCAGGGTCTCCCGCTTTGTAAAAAAAATCACAGTTTTTAGACATTTTAACTTCAGCTTGTCTCTGTACTACACTTGAATCCTGAGCTTCATCTACTATCAAAACTTTAATAAAAGGGTCGTTTGCTCGTTCACAATAGTATTCTATCATATCTGTAAAATCTAAAACATCTCCAACCCTAGAATGTAAATTTATATCTGTTTTATATTCTGTATATAAAGTCGCTAAGTTTAATAGTTCAGGTAATGTGTATTTAAACTCTTTTCTTTCTTCATAAGTTAATCTTCTGTGATAAGAAATTAAATCTTCTCTAGTTTTACCTACAGTGTCTCTTGCAAAATTAAAAAATTTAAAAAAAGGATGTTGTTTAAGCAGTGATTGTATGTATTTAAAAGTTTTAGTTTTAGTGTGTTTGTTAAACAAAGGCTCTGAATTAATTAAATTATTATAATCATTAATTTCAAAAATGTTGTCTTTACTAACTTTTAACTGGTCTTTACAATATTTGTGAATAGTGGATACATTTTCGTTTAACGCACTTTTAGCTGCAGTAACTTTATAAAATATTTCTTTTTTGTATTTTTTCTGATATAGTTCTATATTTTTTGTACTTAATATCTCGTCTCTAATATGATTAGCAGCGGCTCGAGTGTGAGATATTACTAAAATATCGGCAATAGAGTAATCTTGAATGCTATTATAAAAAGTTTCTACTAAAAAAGTTGTTTTCCCAGTTCCAGGAGGACCCGCTATTCTAATTTTTTTCATTAATTTTATCTGTAAGTTTAAGTGTGGTTCCGTCAACAACAGTTATTACAAAATTTCCTGCACCTGCATCTTCCGGATAAACCCAGCTAGGACAAGATATTTCATCACCCTTTTTGGTTTTTGCTTTTCCATTAACTTTCTTTGCTTTCAAAATTTTTTGTATTTTAAACATGAGCTCGCTTGCCGACATTGAAATTCTTTCTCCCGACAAATATTTTTTTAAATCAACTAATCTAAAATGCATGGTTTTTTCTTCTAAATCGAAGTAACATGTTCCGTCTAAAAGATGTATTTTTTCAACACTGACTGTTGCTGTTTCTAAAAAATTATACATTAAAGATTTAAAATCATGATCAACGGCGGCTTCTTCAGTAGCTTCTTCAGTTGTTTTTTTATCTATTCTTTCTTCCATTACATCTTTAAAATCTTCTATTTTCATTCTCTCTAAAGCTCGTGGAGGAAAATATCCAAAGTCTTGTAGTTTTGAAATAAAAATTTTTTTATCCATTAAATCACTTCCTTTAAATTCTACACGAACGTCTTCTAATTTTGTCTTTCCTTTTTTTACTTTTACATACATGTAGTATTTTGGTGGAACACTGGAGTATTCAAAAATTTGGCCTAACGTTTCTTCTGCTTGAATAATATCAACCGCCTCTTCTGGGGTTATTCCAAAAACGTTTCTTTTACAGGCGCTTGCGTCACAGTATTTTTTAATGCCTGGGACTTTGCACTTATATTTATACTCATTTTTTTCAAGAGATTCTATTATTTTACTAATTTCTTTTTCTTCTAACGGAGGTTTAATATTTTCGTTGTTAAACTCTCTTAATAAAATACCCGTGTCTCTTTTCTTACCTGTTATTTTTGTAAAATTTGAAGCAGACTTGCTATAAAATAAAGCTGCTTGAAACGCAAACTCGTTTCTTATTCCGTTAGGAATACATTTTTGATCTTTTAAACAATTTTTTATACAAGGAAGCATCTGAGGCTCCTTAATTTCTTTTTCTTTTTTTGGCTCGTCTTTTAAAAAAATATCTAAATTTTCTTGTGCATATTTTTTATGTATCTCAAAAAATTCCTCTAAGGTTGCTGCTTCAAAATTATCTTTCCAAGCATATCTATAACCTTCTTCGTGGTTAAAGTAAGGTAGATTTAACCAACTACCAGTTCCACCAGTTATAAATTTTGTTTGCATAGGATAAATTCGATCAAGTTTATCAGCAAGTCCTAATTGAGCAGCAAATTTTTTTAAAACAAACTGCACTTCCTCTGCAGGTATAAATTTAGTAATAAATAAAAATAAATGTGCACCTCCACTTTTTGATCGACATAGTATTAAAGGTAGATTAAACTGTCTAGTTTTTTTTAATAAACTTTCATAATCATAACTGTAAATGTCTACATCAATAACACCCCACTTGCAGGTGCTGTCTTCTTTAACCGGCATAATACCTAAACTACTTCCAATACCTTTAAGGTGATTTTCCCACAGTTCTTTTGTTACAGGTAATCTTTCTACTCTAGACGTTCCGTTCTGTTTACCAGGAATTTTAGAAACCTCCCGTTTAAAACAACCATACGCAGAGTTAAGGCCTTCAAATATATTTATAAATTCTTCTATCATAATTTTAAAGGGCCGATTCAGTCTCCCTAGTCGGCCCTATTATCCTACGCAGGAACTTATAAAATAACTGAGTTTTCTTTAACTGAACTTTCAGTTTCGTGTTTAGTTTTAACTTCACCTTTGCTTACGCTTGTTGCAAAAGTTTTAGCTATCTCATAAACACCTTTATCTTTAACTGGTCCAACCGTGGACACATCCCAACCAAACCATGTTCCTTTGTCATTAGACATCTGAACAGTTTTTAGTTTATAAATATGGCTATATGTTGGCGGTGTAAATAAACCATTCTTACCTTGGAGTTTAAGTCCCATCATCATTGAATTCCATTTAC